GCTCGCAATAGCGACGGGTCTGAGTTTCACGTTTCGTTCTCTGGCGGGAAAGACTCAATCGTCACGCTAGATATCGTGCAGCGCAGCGGAGTTCCGTATTCGGCGCATATGGGCCTGACTGGAGTCGATCCTCCCGAGTTGCTGAAATTCGTGCGCCAGCATTACCCAGAGGTCGTGCTGCACAAGCCCAAGATGACCATGTTCCAACTGATCGCGCACAAAGGGACCCCCCCCGGCGCAACCAGCGCTACTGCTGCTTGCTTCTCAAGGAGTATCTCGGGTCTGGGCAGATGGTAGTGACTGGTGTTCGTTGGGCGGAAAGCGCAAAGCGCAGGCTGCGCCAGCCCGTCGAGGTCGGGGGCGCCAAGAAAAACACGCTGTTTATCCACCCCATCATCGATTGGAGCGATTCGCAGGTATGGGGGTACATCCGCGAGCGGGGGCTGCTGACACCTGACCTATACCGGCAAGGATACGACCGGATCGGCTGCATCCTTTGCCCGATGATGACCCAGAACAAAAAAATGCGCGACATCCAGAGGTTCCCCTTGTTCGTGAAAGCATACAAGGCGGCGTTCCGCAGGATGATCGAGACCAGGAAGCGTAAGGGATTGACGACCGGGAGGAATTTTCCTGACGCTGAAACGGCGTTTGGTTGGTGGATTTCAAGAAGCAGGAGGTGGGAACAGTTGGAACTTTTTGACGGGAATGTGGGGCCAGGGCGATGAGCACCTGCCGCCTCGACGCCTGGACGCCCTGCCACGGACCCTCCTCGCTGTCGATTGCGGCGTGTTCATCCAGCTGCCGGGGGCCGATTGATCTGGCTCCCGGCAGCCCCTACGACAAACGACCGATCATCAAGGAGGCCACCAATGACCGACGAGAAAAAGCCGCGCCTGACCATGGACAGCAACCTGCGCACGCTCGACAGGATTCTCAAGCTCGCCGAGACGCTGGGGGAGGACGACCTGGCGTACCTGATGGCGCGGCTGGAGCCGATCCGGCTGAAGAAGCTGGACGAGGAATAGCTATGGCCAAGCGGGTCGACTCATCAGGAACCTGCTCCAGGTGCCAGCGCGGGCCACGCAAGCGCGTCCATATCGACGGGCATGGCGAGGTCTGCGACTCGTGCGAGAACACGATCCGGCGCAATCTGAAGAACAACACGCCGGTCCCGCCGTTCACGGGTGCGACGTGGGCAAAGCCGAAGCTCGGCCCGAAGGCCACGACGGCGCCGAAGCCACCGAAGGCGAACCCTATCAGGCACGAGTCGCCGATCTCGAGCCCGTGGCCCGCCAGTGACGCGAGAGCCGTGCCTGCCGCTCCTGCCGCAACGCCGCAGCCGGCGCCGACTCGTGGGCAGCGTGACGTGACCGTCGATGTGATCGGCGATCTGGTGGCTCGCAGCAACTTCGGGGTCGCCAAGTATGGCGGGCGGCTGATGACGGGGAACGGGCGGGATGCGCTGGTGGACTGCTACCAGGAGGCGCTTGATCTGGTCAGCTATCTGAAGCAGGCGATTCTGGAGCGCGATGCGGTGGCGTCGGGCGCTGTTGTTCAGGGGTAGGCTTCGGCCATGAAAATCAAGAATTGGGACCGCTTCCAACACTTCAACCCGGCCATCCGGGGCAAGGTTCCGTGGGTAAAACTCTATCGCGACGTGCTCGACGACCACGAATGGCACCGTCTCGCCGGAGAAGCTGCAAAAATTCTGGTCATGCTCTGGCTCGTCGCGTCCGAAAAACACGGCGAACTCCCGCCTCTTGAGACACTGGCGTTCCGCCTCCGAATCCCTGAAAAACAGGCTATTCGGACGCTGAACCTCCTCTCTCATTGGCTGGAAGAAAGTGAAGACGGGCGATATCACCGTGATATCAACTTGATATCAACACGATGCCAAAATGATCGTATAGAGAAAGAAGAAGAGAAAGAAGAAGAGAAAGAAGAAGAGAAAGAGAAAGAGCGCGGTGGCGCGCCTGTTCCTCCATCTGAAAAGATTCGCTTTGCTCCCCTCGTGAACATGACAGCCGCTGAACACGCGGCCCTCGTGGCAAAGCACGGACCCGAAGCGGTAGCGTGGATGATCGACAAGCTTGACGCGTTCAAGGGCAGCCAAGGAAAAACCTACAAGGACGATGCTCGGGCAATCCGCTCGTGGGTGGTCGACGCCTGGGAGAAGCACCTGACGACGCGACCGGTCGTTCCTGATCAGCCAATAAAAATCTACGAACGCAAGGAATTGACGGAGGAGCAGCGTGCGAAAATTCGACAGGTCTGCTAGCCCCGATCAGGCGAGCCGCTTTGAGACCCTGGAGGACTTCCTGCGGTTCGCCGAAGGGAAAATCAGATACGACGCGAAGTTTCATTTCACGAACCCGAACGGCCGAGAGGAGTGGGTTTCAACGGCAATCGCGTGCGAGGCCGTGCGCCGGCTCGCGCTGTTCCTGGAGTCCCCAGAAAAAGCATCTTCTCCGACGCTGCACGACGGCCGGGTGATCGTCGCTTCGCACAACCACGCGAGCATCGTGCAGCACCTGCGCTGGGAGTGCGGGATTGACCACGATGGGCGCCCGAAGCACCGCGAAGAAGGCGAGGAGCTTGCGGCTATCCGGTGGCCCTTGACGGCAAAAATGTGGTTCTGGAGCAACGGCGGAGCACCACTGGAGGGAATGCACGGCACGTTCGAATCGTGGCAAAAGTCGCTCCCGAAAGAGCGCTTCAGGATGCGTGTCCCGGTTCCGATGATGCGCGAGGTTCCGACGGCGCATGAGTGCGAGATGGTGAGCGCATGAGCGCAGCGAAGGAATCCGTCGCCCGCGACACCTGGACCCGCTTCGGGCTTCCTGCCCCGGCGACCGAGGTCCGGGTCTGCCTGGATCGGCTCTGGCGCGTGGACTTCGTCTGGTACGCCGACACGACAGGCCGCACGCTGGCCGTCGAGGTGCACGGCGGCACCTGGGTAGGCGGCGCGCATTCGCGCGGCGCACGGCAGGCCACGGACTTCGTCAAGGGCCAGCGCGTGGCGCTCAACGGCTGGCACCGAATGGAGTTCACGCCGCGACAGGTGACGAGCGGGTACGCTCCGGCGGTTGTGGGGGCGTTCTTGCGGGGGGAGACGCGTCCGGTGTTGCCGCCGGACCCCGAGGACCGGAGGAAGGTGCGATGATTTCTAACGAACTCGGCAAACACGCGCGAGCAGTTGAAGAAGAAACAAAAATCGTGATCAAGTTCGCCGACCTTATTTCTCCAGTCCTGGCGCGATCAATGGCCGCATTGGATGATGCGATTCGTGAGGATCGTCGCCGGCACCCGAGCCGCTATTCCGTGCGTGATTTTCTGTCCGCTGCGGAGGACTGGATACGGAGGCTTGAAAGAGCTTGGCGCGGTGGCGAGCGATGACCGATGAGTGTCTGCGCCTGCGGGTGTACCAGTACGCAAAGTTGCGTGGAGTCAGCGTCGACACGGTCTGGATCTGGATCGAGAAGGGCCGCGTCGTGGCCGAAAAGGACGAGGGTGGGCACCGCTGGTGGGTCATCATGAAAAAAAACAACCGGAAAGAACCGGAAACAACCGGAGGGAACCGGAAAGAGCCTATTTGCGATCAGGAAACAGCGTGAAATCCTACCAGCATGAAGGCCCCGAAGCGCGACACACAGCGAAAAGCGGCATCGGCCGCGCGTCGTTCTGCCGAGGGGCCGGTAACTTCTTCCCGGCCCAAGAAGCCCGCTCGCAAGGAGAAAGCTCATGCACCCGTAGCCGCCCCTGCCGCTCCCCGAAAGCTCAAGCCCGCCCCCCCCGTCACCGACTGCGCGAAGTGCGGCAAACTCGCCGAGTCCCGCGGCGAAGCCCGCCGCCTGCGCCGCGCCCTCGCCGATGTCGAGCGCCTGCTCGCCGCCGGCGGCCACGGGTGTCTGCCGATCACCGATGAGCAGCTCGCCGAGACGCTGCGAACCGTCGCCGGCCAAGACCTCGCGCTTGCCGCCGCCCAGCCCGGGAAGACCCTGCGCGCCGGCAACTCCAGCCACAGCGAGAAGCTGGCCGCCGCGAAGATCGTCAAGGAGTGGCTGCTCGGGGGGGACAAGCAGCGGTTGGAGCACAGCGTCAAGGCCGAGTACGACCTATCGCGCCTCACCGACGATGAAGTCGCCACCCTCGAAGTGCTCCTGCTCAAGGCCACGCCGGAGGGCGCGTGATGTGGCGCCGCGCCCTGCTCGCCGCGCTGGCGCTGGTGGTAGCGATGGCCGTTGACGTGCGTGCGCTCCCCACCCTGGACGCCGCCCGCGCCGAGCGCATCCGCCGCGAGCGCATCGCCAACCCGCCCGGCCTGCTCGAGTTCGCCAACGCGATGCACGAGGCGCGCACCGGCGCCCCGCTCAAGGCCGCTCCGCACCAGGCCGTCATCTGCGATTCCCTCGAGCGCGTGGCCGGCGGCGAGTGCAAGCGCCTGATCATCAACGTCCCGCCGCGATCGGGAAAGACCGATCTGGCCGTGGTCGGCTTCATGGCCTGGAGCATGGGCCGGTGGCCTGACGCGGAGTTCATTCACGCCAGCTACAGCGCCGAGCTTGCCACGCTCAACGCGAGCAAGACGCGCGACCTGATGCAGCACGAGCGCTTTGCGGCGTTCTTCGGGGCGCCCTCGTTCAACGCCGGCAGCCGGGCGAAGGACCACTTCCGCACGACGCAGGGCGGGCAGGTCTACGCCTCTGGTGCCGGCGGGACGATCACTGGCTTCGGGGCCGGGAAGATGCGTGCGGGCTTCGGCGGCGCCATCGTGATCGACGACCCGCACAAGGCCGACGAGGCGCAGTCGCGCACGATGCGCCAGAACGTCGTCAACTGGTTCCGCAACACCGTCGAGAGCCGCAAGAACAGCCCGCACACGCCGATCATCGTCATCATGCAGCGCCACCACGTCGCCGACCTGTCCGGCTGGCTGCTGGCGGGCGGCAACGGCGAGCAGTGGGAGGCCGTCGTGATTCCCGCCCTGGACGCGGCCGGCGTGTCGTTCTGGCCCGAGCAGTTCCCGCCCGAGTACCTCGCGGCGATCCAGGCCGGGGCGCAGGTGGACGGGGTTGACGGAACCGGGGCGTACGTCTTCGCCAGCCAGTACCAGCAACGGCCGCAGGTGCTCGGCGGCAACATCGTCAAGGGCGAGTGGTTCCCGACGTGCCGCGATTTGCCGCGCCTGGAGTATCGCAACATCTACGCCGACACCGCGAGCAAGACCGGCACCGCGAACGACTACAGCGTTTTCCAGTGCTGGGGAAGGAGCAGCGATCGACGGGCGTACCTGATCGACCAGATCCGCGGCAAGTGGGCTGCGCCCGAACTTGAGCGCCGCGCCCTGGCGTTCGTGCGCAAGCACGCGGAGATGGACGAGGACCAGTTCGGCCTGCTGCGCTACCTCAAGATCGAAGAGGCGTCCAGCGGCATCGGCCTGATTCAGAGCGCTGGGCAGAAGAACCTGATCGCCGTCCAGGGCATCAAGCGCACGAAGGACAAGTTCTCCCGCCTCTACGACGCCCTCCCCGCGATGCAGTCCGGGCGCGTCGTGCTCCCCGAGGACGCACCGTTTCTCAGCGACTGGCTCGCCGAGGCCGAGGCGATGACCGCGGACGACACGCACGCGCACGACGACCAGATAGACCCGGCGCTCGACGCGATCAGCGACATGGTGACACTCAAACGTGGCAGCTGGAATCTCGACGAGGAGGACGCAGCATGATCCCCGCCGACAAGACCGAAAGCCTCGTCAAGCAGTCCATCGAGCGCATCCGCGCCAGCGTGCAGAACGAGCGGATCGACACGGCGTTTCTCTACGAGGACTTCCTTGCGGCCGACCAGATGCGGCACACGCGCAAGTTCACCGGCTGCGGCGGGGAGCGCTACAAGGAGATGGTCAAGCTCGCGTTCCCCTTCACGGACACAATCATCAACGAGCTGTCCAAGACCTACAAGCACGCGCCGCGGCGGTACTTCGACTCGCAGAAGCCGGGTCGCGCATCCGGCGGCCAGTGGCAGCGCAGCCCCTACGACGAGGCCGTGGCGCGCTGGCACGAGCTTGCCGAGAACGACGAGGCCGACTACACGCCGACATTGCGGATGCTCGACAAGCGCACGCGCCTGCACGGACGCTGCCTTGTGCGCGCCTGGGCAGCGTTCCCGCGCGCCGCCGTGCCGGACACCGAGAACTACCCGCGCTTCGATGTCTACCACCCGGGGCAGTTCGACGTTCTGTGTCATCCCGACTACCCGGCGCGGCCCGTCGCTGTGATCCTGTACCTCTCCAGCGCCGACGCCGGAAGCGGCGAGAACCGGGCGCAAATCTGGACGCCTGACGCCATCACCGACATCATCAACGACAAGGCGCAGGCGCCTGTTGACAACCCCGTGAAGGCGCTCCCGTTCGTCGGCTTCTCGAACTACATCGACCAGCAGGAGTACTGGCGTGCTGGCCTGGGCCGCAAGATCGTGCGCAACAACGCGATCTTTGACCTCGGCTGGACGCACCTTTTCGGCATGGCGATTGACCAGGCGCACGGCATCCCCTACGCGAAAGACCCTGACCCGAAGTGGGCGAAGAAACCAGATTGGTCATGGGACCAGATCGTCAAGCTGTCGGAGAACGGGGAGTTCGGTTTCGCCAACGCTGCCGCGAATATCGACGGATTCGTCGCCGTGCTCGAAAAGCTCGTCGAGCGCACCTACTGGTCCTGCGGGCTGCCGACGAACGTCTTCAAGCAGGACGCTGGCGTCGAAAGCGGCGCCGCCTACAGGGTCAAAAACGCGAGCATCCTTGAGGACCGCGAGGAGCGCGCCTCCCTGTTCGCCCCCCGCGAGCGCGCGCTCTGGCGCATGGCGTTTCTCGTCGGCGCGGCGTTCGGGATGCACTCGCTCCCTGGCCAGCCGAAGAGCATCATCATCGACTACGCCGAGCCGGAGATCCCGGTGCCGCAGCAGGAGGCCCTCGCGCAGCGAGACGCCGACCTTAAGGCCGGGCTGATCTCGATGGTCGACGAGTACCGCCGCCTCAATCCCGACACGGGCAGCGACGAGCAGGCGCTTGAGGAACTGCGCTACAACGCGGGCGTCAATGCGGAGTTTCTCGGGCTGAGTCCGAAGGCGACGCTGCGGGATCTTGTGGCAGCGGCGAAGGGCGCCAAGAAGAGCGAGCCGCCCGCCGACACCTCCGAGCCTGACCAGGACGAAGAGGATCAGCAGCCGTGACGCGCACCCTGATCCTCAACGGCGCCGTGGCCGACGCCCGGCAGATCAAGGCGTTCGACTCCTCGAATCTCGCGGATACGCTGATCGGCATCCAGGGTGCTGCGCTCTCTAACGCACAGGAAGACCCGTCGATGCTCGTGCTCGGAAGGGACGGCCTGTCGCCGCTTGAGTCCTCGATTGTCCCGCTGGCCTTCGAGGCGCTCGTGGCTGGCCTGTGGGACGAGATCGTTGCCGCCTACCTGCGGGGGGCAGGGGAGGACAACGCTGATCTCCTCCCGGCCGTCGAGGAGATTCTTGACCGCTCAGCCGATGACCTGGCCGAGCTGCTCGACGGGATGCAGATGCGTGGCCTGCGCGAGCAGCTGCACGAGCGGGCGTGGTCGTACGCGTCGAAGGTGGCGCAGCAAGCACGGCGGGTAGCAGCACTGTCGGGTGGCGGAAATGGCTAAGATCAAGCCCTACATCCCCGCGAGCCTTGAACCTGCCGCGGCGCCCGTGGTCCCCTCCGTTCGTATCAGCCTGCTCGAGGCCGCCGGTGACGAGCTGACCGCGTGGCTGGAGCGCTTCCTCGAATCCGCATCAGGCGCGGCGATCCACGGCGCGCGCATGGCTGGCGAGGTGCTCACGATGGCCGATGAGGAGGCGACGGTCGGGACGTGGTGCCTCGTGGGGCTGGAGCCAGACGGCCGCAACTGCGAGGACTGCCTAGCGCTGCACGGGCAGGAGATGACCTACGGCACGTTTCTCGACACCAAGTACACGACCCGCTGCGGAGGCAATTGCCGCTGCGGATTCGCACAAGGCGCGGTCAAGGGCGAGTCGATCTCGCCGCTGACCAAAGCCGAAATCACGGCCGCGCTCGAAGCGTAGGCCAAGGAAAGGAACGGGAACCGCGATGGCTCTCACCGCTGAACAGCAAGCCGAACTGCTCACGTTGTCCCCGGCGGACCTCGTGAGGAAGCTCGCCGCGAACCACGAGATCCTCGACCGGCACGACACGAACCGTACCGCCGCCGAGGAGCGCGCAACCGCCGCCGAGAAGAAGATCGCCGAGGAGGCCGAAAAGGCACGCCTCACTGGCCTGTCCGAGGTCGAAAAGGAGCGCGTACGCCGTGAGGCCGCCGAATCCAGGGCGACCGAGACAGGCAAGGCGCTCAAGGACGTGACCGTCAGCAGCGCGATCAAGGTCGCAGCGCTCGGTATGGGCGTGCCAGCCGAGGACGTCGACGACGTTGTGGTGCTCGTGCGCGCCCGCGGTGGCGACCTGGACGAGAAGACCGCGGCCGAGGCGGTCAAGGCGCTGCTCGAGAAGAAGCCCCACCTGGCGCGCAAGGGCAACGGGTGGGTGAAGGAAGGCGAGCACGCTGGCACCGGGGCGGGCGCTCGCAAGGCCGCTCCCGACGCGAAACAGGTCACGTCCGACGAGTGGAAGACGATGACACCCGCCGAAAAGTCGAAGTTTTCAACCAACGGGGGGCGCGTGGTCTGACCCTGCGCTCCCGCTGAAAGGAAAGAAACGTCATGGGAAACACGATCACGAACATGGAAGTCGACGCCTACGTCGCGCTCAACACGGTCCTGGATTCCCCGCGCGGCCTGATCGGCAGCGTGGCGATGGACGCCAAGGCGAACGCCGTGGCGAAGGGCAAGAGCGTCAACTCGTTCCTCACCCCCGATCCCGGCGAGCCGGGCGACTTCACGCCGAGCATGACCGACCCGGGCGCGAAGAACGAGGAGTTCGGCAACATCGCCGTCACGCTCGATCAGATGAAGTACCTGGACCTCTCCTGGTCCGGTGAGGAGGAGTACGCCGTCGACCAGACCTTCGGGCACCTGGCGCCGCAGCAGCAGCAGATCGCGGCGCGGATGGACCGGCTGCTCACGCGGGCCGAGGCGTGGCTCTGGGGCAAGATGTACAAGAAGGCCTCCCGCGCCTACGGGGCGGCCGCCACCAAGCCCTTCGGCACGGCCGGCAACCTCGCCGATGTCGGGGAGATGGACCGGATTCTCGTCGAGAACGGCGTTCCCGAGGGCGCCCTCCGCTTCGGCGTGCTCTCCCCACTGGCCGCGGTCAACCTGATCGGCCTCCAGAGCCAGGCGCAGATGGCCGGCGATGCGTCCATGCAGCGCAGCGGCGTGCTGCTCGACTACGCCGGCTTCAAGCTCAAGCGCTCGGCCGGGATCGGCAGGCACACCGCCGGGACGAACAACGGCGCCTATGACGTCAACCAGCTCGCCACGCCCCCCGTGGCTGGCGACAAGACCATCGCCTTCGACACCGGCGCCGGAACCATCCTGGCGGGCGACATCATCGTCAACGCCGAGGCGGGCCGCGACCCCGAGAAGTACGTCGTCGGCACCGCGCTGAACGCCGGCTCGCTCAAGCTCAACGCGGGTCTGCGCACGGCGTGGAACGACAACGACACGATCACCGGGACCGCGACCTACACCGCGAACCTGTTCTTTGCGCGCACGGCCGCGATCTTCGCGACCCGCATCCCGGCCTTTCCGGAGCACGGCGACAAGGCCACCTACGCCTTCACCGTCACGCATCCGCGGGACAAGATCAGCTTCATGCTGCGCTACTACCCCGGCACCGGCATGGGGACGTGGCGGATCTTCTTCCTCTACGGCGGCGAGGTTCTGGACTCGCTCCAGATCGCGACCCTGATCAGCTGATGAACCGAGGCGCGGGGCTGGGAATGCTCGGCCTCGCGCCCTCCATCAAGGAGACGAACATGGCGAAGACGAAGCCCGACGCACCGCCCGCGGCGCCCGATGACCAGACGAAGCCCGACGCACCGCCCGCGGCGCCCGCGCCCGCTCTTCGTCTGGTCAAGATGATCCGCCCGGGCGGGAACCCGGCAACCGCTGACGTTCACCCCGACGAGGTCGCGAACTACGCGGCCGGCGGGTGGCAGAAGGAGACGAAATGAAGACGATGAAGAGCATTGCGCTGGCGCTGGGGATCGCCCTGGTGGTCGCGCTGGTGGCGTATGTCCCCGGCCTGCACGCCATCGACGGTAACGAGTGGTGGCCGCTCCAGACCTACCACGGCGGGCGGGTTGACGTACCCGTCACCGCCACGGCGGCGCTCACCGCGAGCAAGGACGTCGCCAAGTACGACGTTTCGGCAGCCGGAGGCGCGTACATCATTTCTTTGCCGGCCTCGACGAGTGCCGCCGAGGTGTGGGCGGACGGGCAGTGCCAGGAATACAGCATGACGGTGGCGGGGGCAGCGGTCTCGTTCTCTCCGTCTGCGGTTGGCGATCTCCTGGACGCTACCCAAGCCGCATACGCTGGGATGGACGCACTCGGGGATTCGGCGAAGATTTGCTACGACGCCGGGACGACCAACTACTATTTCCAGAGCCGGTATATCCACTGATGAACACGAGAGCGCCCCGCGTCCTGTCCGTAGTGCTCGCGCTTGCGTGGGCGCTTCTCTCCACGCCCGTCGCCAATTCGCAGACCGCGTATCCTCCGCTCCCCGGCGCAACCGGCCCTGCTGGCGCTGCCGGCTCCACCGGCCCCACCGGCCCGCAAGGCCTCGCTGGCGCGACAGGCTCGCAGGGCTCCACCGGCTCCACCGGCCCCACCGGCCCCACCGGCCCCACCGGCCCGCAAGGCCTCGCTGGCGCGACAGGCT